GAACACCGGAAGCGTCGGTGGAGTTACTGCAATACCCCTAAGCTGGACAAGCAACGACGATCGCCCAGACGCGCTTACTATAACGGCTTGCGGCAATTTTCTTGGGCAGTCTGGGAGCGCATGGAAAACTATTAGGGCTAGAATTGTTTATTCGACAAGCCCCAGCTTTACGAGCGTCACACAAATACAAATTGTTGGCGCGTCTCTTGCAACAAACTTTAGTACCACGCTTTCTGTAAACGCTACCTTGGATGCCTCTAGCTTGAGCGCCAATACAAATTATTACTTTGCTTTACAGATGCACGGGAATGATCAGGGCGGAGTAGGGCCAACGCCTTGGGTGATCGGGCAAAATGGAATCAGCGTTTTGGCGGCTAAAAAATGAGCACCTTAATTTCGTTTGACGAAACCGGAAAGATTGTGGGCTGTGGGGTAGGGCCAAGAAACATTCTTGAAGAGGCGGTCGCCTCTACTGAGTTTGCGGTTATTTATGATGGGTCAGACGCTTCAGAAGAAACTCATTACGTTGAGGATGGAGCGCTGGTTGAAAAGCCAGCAAAGCCATCTAGCGAGCACATATTTGACTACGCTTCAAAGCAGTGGGTGTATGATGTTAGCCAGCACAGATATGACAAGTGGTCTGAAATCAAGCAGGCCCGCAGTGCAGAAGAGTTCGGCACATTTGTGTGGAATGACTACACATTTGATTGTGACGAGGTGTCCCAGCGGCGGATACAAGGCGCAGTTCAGTTGGCCGGGCTCGACACCAATACGGTCATGGACTGGACGCTGGCAGACAACACCGTTCAGACATTTAATGCCACGGAATTACAGCATATTGGCCAGGCGCTTGCTGCACACGTCAACGCATGTCATGTCAAAGGCCGAGAGAAACGTGCTGCTATTGATGCTGCGACTACTGAAGCTGAGCTTGACGCAATCACTTGGTAATGACGCAGTTTTTGACGCAGTTTATGTCTATACATGTCTAAATAAGTAGAAAACGGCTGTATCTCAAAAATACCCAAGTAGAAGAAAGTAGAATTAAATCAGTCGATTACGGTCAGATTCCGACCCGAGCCTCCATCAAAAACGGCACTTGTAAGTGACTGTTTTACAGACATAAAAAATCTTGCTATCGTTTTTCTTGTGCAATGACGCATTTTTGACGCACTTCATGAGGAAGCTATGGCATCAATCCGCAATCGGAACGGGCGTTTTTACGCTGAAGTTCGCAAGGCTGGGCACCCAGCGGTCAGCAGAACTTTTAATACAAAGACCGAGGCTCGTCAGTGGGCTAAGCGTATAGAGGCGGATATCGAGTCCGGCGCTTTGCTGGCTCGAAAGAAAAAATCTGACAAGAAGACGACGTTTGGGCAGCTGATCGATCGCTACATTAACGAAGTCCACCCCCTGAACAATTTTTGCGACTCTAAGATCGCGACCTACCGTTTGACGCAACGCGACATTGGTCACTACAAGCTGCACGAAGTTACGATCGAGAATGTGTTGGCTTACGGCCGTCAACGCAGACTTGGTACAGACGACAGGAAAGGTGTAGCACGAAGCACGCTTAATACTCAGCTGCAGTATATGGCGGAGCTTGTTGAGTTTGCTCGCATCTCATGGGACATGCCTTTCGAGACAAACCCCGTGAGAGACGCGCGCTACGCCCTCGCTAAGATGAAGTTGGTGGGTCCTAGTCGCAAGCGTGCACGGAGGCTTGCCTCTGGTGAGTACGAAAAGCTTATGGAAGCAGCCAAAGGGCACTGGATCTCACACTTCATTGTTATTGCCGTCCACAATGCTATGCGTCTAGGGGAGATTCATCGGCAGACGTGGGAAGACGTGGACTTTGAGAATCGCACACTTACGATCCGTGATCGCAAAGATCCTCATGAGAAAGAAGGTAACGATGAAACAATCCCCATGTTCCATGAGACATGGACCCTGCTTCATGGTTTATGGTTATGCAGCAAGCAGCGGGGAAGAGTCTTTTGCCAGGTGGCTACTGCTGGTGCTGTGTCAGATAAGTTTGCGGATGTAGCACAGCTGGCGGGCTGCGGGGATTTGCATTTTCATGACCTTCGACATGAAGCTTGTAGTCGGTTGTTTGAGAGTGGTCTGTCTATAGAGCAAGTAGCGCTGGTGTCCGGGCACAAGTCTTGGGACACCTTAAAGCGCTACACACAGTTAAAGCCTGGGGAAGTGTTGGCTGCTAAAGAGCGGACTCTGGGTAGTTAGTAATTTTGGATTCTAAGTAACTAGCTACTTCAGGGGTAGGGAATAAGTATTTTTTCCCGTGCTTGATGTGCGGCACATCAAGTTTGCCCCGATAAATTTGTTGGTAAATTGATTTAGGCTCAAGCTTAAACAGCTCAGCTACTTCTGGCAGGTCCATGAGTGGACCGTATTTCTGTACTAAAAGCTGTTCCATCAATATCTACCTCCACGAATTTCTATAAACCAAGGTCCGTGGTTTTGGGTGTAAAATCCGACGTTTATTGGGTATCCTGAATCGCCTGACTCATTTAGCCAGTTTTGTATTGTGTTAAGACCCATGTGCTTCCTCCTGGGCGTTTATTAGTTTTTCTAAGTACCACTTAGCCTTTTGTAAATCTTCAAGAGGTTTACCTTTGTATTGGTAACGCCATAGGTACTTCATGCAGTTGCCTTTTAGATAGCCTTGCCACTCAGCAAAAGACATGGACGCCTCGATTGCAGTGATGCACTCGATGCTGCCGTTGTTGTAGTGGGGAGGGCGCTGAACTGCGTCTGACATTGCTACCTCATGTAGATTTATTAGAAAGACTAATATGCAAACATTACCAAAAATTTTCGCTAATGCAAGACTAGTTAATTAAATATGAGACGATTGGGAGTAGTTTTGTATCTAGTTGATTTTTGGGCGTTTTATCGCCCCATTCAACGACTTCTAAACAGTTGCTTTTTTTCTTTTTGATTATTACCCACTGGGGAGTACGACTACCTGTTCTGAGTTTTGGTTTAGAGCATTTTATTAAGTCGTAGCATAGTATTAGTTGGCCCGCATAGCCGAGCGGCGGTAAGTCTTTTTCGAGTCTGACGCCGCATACGGCTTGGTATTGTTCGTCAAATACAGATCCAATAACGCGTCGTCGATATTGTGTTTCTTCGCTGATACGTAAAGTTCCGCCATGTACCCAAGTAACAGGCACGCGGAACCGCTCTGCTTCTACGGGATTATAGTTTGGATCAATTTCGTGGGGATCAACTTCTAAAAAGTTAGCGAGCTTAGCGACGGCGTCAGCATGTAGCTCTGTAAGATTATTTAGGTATTGACTAAACGCGCCTTGGGTCCAGCCTAGTTTTTTGGCTGCTTGTACTTGTGTGACTTCGAATTTGTCTTTTTTGGTGTCCCATATTTTTCGAAGGTTACGTACTGCAATTGGTAAGTTTTTTGTTGCCACGGGTATATCCTCTTGATATTACGTGACTCTCTATCCAATCAGCAGTTAATTGAAAGGAAAGCGCTTCATCTTGAAGCTGAGTTTTTGTTATGCCTTTAAAAAGCTGGGGGTCTGTCACAACCACTGCTGACCGCTCAAAACCGACAATTACCACAGCTAATTGTCCGCACATTTGGGCCTTTGTCAACCAGGCTATCTGTAATTGCGATAAGCCAAAGGTAACAACCGTAGTGCTTCTTTTAGGCAATGTGGCATATTTGTACTCAACCCAAAGGGAACCAGCGGGTCCCATATAAAAAGCGTCAGGGACGCCGCCGGTATAGGTATCGTGGATTTTCCAGCGATACACTTCAGGTGAGAGATGCCGATGCACGGCTTTAATAAAGCCGTGCTCGTTCATGCATCCTTACGCGAAGGTAGAGGTGTTGTACTGCTCATACAGAGCTTCTGCTACCTCGTAGTCTTCCTTTTGAGCCCAGCCTTGAAGGTCAAGGTCGATATTCATGTAACTGAACCCGCTCTTGCTTTCGACTGATTTGGAAGAAATCTTCCACAAAGAAGCAAATCGATCTCCGCCCTGAAGCGCGATCTTGCTATTCCAAGCCCTTGATGTTGCTAGTTTTGAGCCCGTGAAGTCGAAAATGACGGGGGTAGTGTCAAGTTCTCCAGTTTCAGGGTTTTTGATCAGCAGCAGGTGCGCGTGGTTCTCTTTGATGTCCCACTCTTCGGGAACCTCTTGGGAGGAAACACACTCTTTGGCTGCTTGCTCGTTGTCAAAGCTGCCACCGTAACCGCCGCCTACTTCCATGTTGCGCCATACGGCCCACTCAACTTTGAAAGTAAGAGACAAACAGTAGATCTCTGACATGACTTGCTTAGTTAGGGTGTTGATAAAGTCACCAACTTCGGCACCTGCAATGTGCTCTTTGTGGTGTTTGTCGACTTCGTTCGACATTTTTTGCAGCAACTTGATCCGGGGGACAATAATGTTTTGCCCTACGTTTTCGTTGCCACGACCGATGCCATCCAGTTTGATGTGTGCTGGTACTTTGTCGTCAAGTTTGATTGCTAAATTAGTCATGCTAATACCTCAAGGTTAGATTAAACGGATTGATAGTTTGCGAAGTTCTCGCTGTTTTACTCCAGGGATGTCAACGCCCATAGCCCACAGTTCTTTGCATGCGGTACTAGACAGCCGACGTTGTAATACTTCAAAGTTGCTGGTTTCGCTGAGCCATTCGAAGAATTGTTCCCAGTCATAGACTTCGGGCACAGTATCTTCGGTGACAGAAATGTTGGCTGCAGAGTTACCACCCTTTGTAGAGCCTTGTTCATCCAAGTTGCGGATGCATTGCCAGTCGAGATCTTGCTTCTCTTTATTGAGTTCTTTGAGTTGCGAGTTGAGCTGGTCAATCTGTTGTTTGTTTTTGACGCGTGCGTCGATGAGTTCACCTAAGTTCATGCTGTTTTCCTTAGTTCGTTGAGTTTGTTAAGTACGCTTAATAGGTCTTCCATTCGTCCAAGTTTGTCTTGAAGCTTTTCGTAGACATCAGGTTCCCAAGTGTCGCGAGCAGCGATTTGTATTACCTCGGTCTTTTTAGTTTGACCGGCACGGTAGATACGACGGTTGAACTGCTGATAGTGCTCAGCGTTGTACGTGGGTGATGCCCAAATAACAGATGTAGCACGGGTAAGAGTGAGTCCGTGACCAGCAGATTGTGGGTGTGCAAACACAACTTGCAGCTGACCTGCTTGCATGCGGTCAACGATGTCTTTGCGTTTTTTGGCAGGAGTACTGCCGTCGATAAAGTCGTATTTGATACCGGCTTTTTTAGAAAGCTCGGTTAACTTTTCGCGTTCATGACGCCAGTTGAATGCCACCAGGCTGTGGTCGCGTGCTTGTATAAGGTCCATAACAAGCTCGTATCGTGCATCATGAACCATGAGCGATGATCCATGGTCATCGTATACAGCACCGGTACACAGCTGCAGCAGCTTTTTTACCTTAGCGCCTGCATGGATAGCGTTAATAGTGCCCTTACCGGTATACAGCACGGAATCTTCCGCCAGGGTGTTGTATTGCTGCAGGATCTTAGGTGGTAGGTCAACGTACATGGTGTTAACTGACTGCTCGGGCATGTCGATACAGTCTTCAAGTGTGTAACGCACGTTGATGTCTTTAATAGCAGCGGCAACCATTTCTTGTGCTTCCGGCTTGTCTACCCAGACATTTGCAAAGCCGTTGAACTGAGGTGTGCATACAGCGCTGCGGAATCCGTAGAAGCGTTTGCCTAGTCGTTCACCGTCGTCAACAAGCAAAGTCGGGTGCCAGATGTCGAGAATAGTGTTGCTGTTTGGTGTG